GCTGATGACTACAGGCCCGGTTGCCTTCGGCCCGGTGCCGTACATGCGCAGCATGATGTCGTTCACTTTCTGCTTCGTCGACAGGTGGTCGGCGTGCTTCGGGTTGAAGTACGCCTCGGACTTGGTCAGCTTCTCAAGGTCGGCCTGGGCAGAGACCGTCGATCCAGCGGGAGCCGACGTATCCTCATGCATTTCCTTGCCGACATTGGCCAGCATTCGCACGATACGTGGGTCGTTGCCGTAGTCCTCCAGGATGCCATCGAAGTCAGCTCCGGCATAGTGTTGACCCGCTTTGAACGCTGCTGACACGTTTGACTTGTACTCGGTCTCCGACTTCCACGTCTCTTTCAGCGCTGCCGTGGCTTCCTGCTCCGACAGCTGTTTTGCGGCTGACATCATGGCCGGCGCGCGCTCAAGGAAGGCCGCTAGCGCCATGTCGACCTGAGCCTGCGTGAAACCCTTGGCGTGCGCGTCCTTGAGGAAGGTCTGCATCATCGGATCCTTGGACAGATCCTCGGACTTGATCTTCTCGGCCAGCGCCTCGGGCACGTTGACTTTGTACTCTTCCGCCGTCTTGGGCGGAAGGTCTCCGGTGCCGATCCGCTTCTCGGCGTGCCCGTAAGCTTCCGCTACCTTGCGGGCGGATGCTTCGATGTTGAGTGACTTGTCCTCGCCCAAGACACGAAACTTTTCGGGCATCCACGCATTGGGGTCGATGATGGCCGCAGGCGTCCCTGGTGGAGTCGCACCGCTGGCCAACACGTTGACGGGTTCAACAGGCGTGACAGGTGCGGCAGGGGTTTCGATTGCCGGCTGTTCGAGTACTTCGCTCATCGTCTTGTCCTCTGTAGTTGCGGGGTTTCGCTGCGAATCAGCAGCACTTCGGTAATGGGTTTCGCTACGGGTTCGATACTCTGCGCGATAGTACCTCTTTGCGCAAGATTCATCACCGGCACCACATCGGCCGGCAGTACCTTGGTCTCCTCCACTTTTGGGGGTAGGAGGAAGGCGAAGGGCTCCCTGATCGCGAATACCTTCGGCCCGAACGGACCCAAACCGATCTGCCCGTAACTGCCGATGGTCTCGGGCGGGACGATGACTGCCGCAACATCGTTAGGCGTCGGGTCGCACCCGAGGCCGTAGTCCTCGCCGTCCTCTGGCTCGTCAGGCTGAGCGCTGGCGTCCTCGACGAAGACCTGATTCGACTCGGTGACGACCTCTGCGGGCGTCCCATCGATGTTGAACCCTTCGGGCTCCTCGATAACATCTTCGGGCTGAGTCTCTGAGCACTCGACGAAGACCTGATCGGACTGGATATCGGCAGGAGGAGGCTCGATAGTGAATCCGAAGTCCTCTAGCTCGGGCTCCTCGGATTCGGCCGGGAAGGAAGCGGGGATGCCTACATCGTTGTCGTCTGCAAGGGGTGCGGTCTCGAATCCCTCTGCGAATTCATCCTCATCGCCGAGCGCGTCATTGCCCAGTTCGACGAAGATTTGGTCTGGAGCGAAGTCGGCAGGAGGCGGAGAATCGAAGAACGCATAGTCTTCGTCCTCGGGGTCCGGTGGTTGAAGGGTCGCGTCCTCAGGGACGATCTGATCGGGCGCTACGTCATCGATGGCACGATCAAGCGTGAACCCATAGTCTTCATCATCTTCCGGCCATGGCGGTTGATTTGCCGAGTCCTCCGCAATCCCCTGCTGCGGCAGGTCGTCGTTAGGTGTTTGCCATTCAACGAAACTGAACGCTTCGTCATCCTCTGGCTCGGGCGGTTGATTGGCCGAGTCCTCGACAATCCCCTGCTGCGGCAGATCGTTGGCCGGCAGGGTGAAGAACTCGAAGCCAAAACTTTCGTCATCCTCTGGCCACGGAGGTTGAGAGGAGGCATCCTCGACGATGGCCTGTTGTGGAAGATCGTCCTCAAGAGGCGGAGCCTGTGACCAGTAGTCGGGGTGCTCGTCAGATTCCTCTGTCACCCACTCCGGCGGAAGTTGCACGTCGGCCTGTTGATCGACGACGGCAACGACCTCGAATGGAGCAGAGGCGTAGAACTCGAATGCAGCCGCATCGGCCTGGTCCGGGTGTTCCGTGGCTTCTAGGTAGTCGCTGAACTCTCCCTGCGGTACCGAGTCGTCCAGGAACTGTGGAGCCGGGATCGGCCGCACGAACGTGCGCATGATGAGACCGCTCCGGCCAGTGCGTAGGCCGATGGGGCCATCAGGTAGAGGATGCGGTTTGAATCCATCCCCCTCCGTGAAGTCGCCCGCCTCGAAAGCGTCGATGCCGGTCGCCGTGGCGTCGTTGGTCGAATAGGTGATGCCGACCTTGCCCGAGGCAATCGGGCTCGTGTCAGTGCCGCTGGCGAACTGGGTGCCGTTCTTCTTGAGAATCCAGTCGCAATTCGCGCCGTTGGTGCGCACTTCGAGCCGGATCTTGTCGCCTGTCGTAAAGGTCGTTCCTGACCCACTCGAAAGACTCGTGATAGTTCCGGCATTGAACCGAGCCAGCTCATAGCCTGAAGCATTGCCGACAAGCCGATAACCCGTGTGCGCAGTTCCTGCGGATCGACAGACGATGCCGTATCCCGCACCCACCCCACTGGTGGTCGTGGTCCCGAGAGTCGCCTCGGCGTACTGGTTATTGGGCGCCGATATGGCATTGACCGTCTCTTCGGTGTCGTTGTTGGTCGTGAACGCAGCAAGATTGCTGACGATCTTCAGCCCGTCACCGATGCCTACGGCTGCATTGGGATCCCACGACGCCCCAACGTCCGCGTTGTTCGCGCGGTTGAAGTCGTCAGTGAAGAGGATGGCCACCGCTCACCCCCCGAGCGCGTGCCGCACGCGCATGGTTAACCCAAGGTTACATGGGGAGTCATGCGATCCAGCTCCCCACTTCCGACCCACTGCCCCCGAACCATGTGCGGACAGCCAAGATGGCATCCAGCAAAGTCGATGAGAGGATCAGGCCCGAGGTATCCACCCCGAGTGTTTGAAGCTTGGTCAGTGCTGCCGTCCTTTGAGCCGGCGTCAATTCTCCGATCACATGCGCTCTCAGGAAGTTGACAAGCGCATCTACCCCGTTGAAGGCGTCCAGCAAACCACCTGGATTGAATCGGTCCATCCCCGCATCGATATCGGCCGCAGTCCAATCGGCCGCGCGACCCAGGAACAAGACTCGATTCCTGCCCGCACCGGTGAAGAACGCCCAGTCACTCGCGTAGGTCGCCCCCAAGGGTCGGAAGGCGTCACCCTTGACGCCTGTTCCGATCATCGGACAGAGGTAGAGGCGAATGGTTGCCACTCAACATCCCGGGATCTTGCAGTCCATCACACGACCATCGCCGATGATGTGCGAACCGCCGCTGAGGCCCTTGTTCAGCAGCTGAGCCACAAAGACACTGGGGATGTACTCGCCCGGAGTCTGCCCGGTCCAGCCGTTCATCCAATCGCCGTGGCCCGACGTGCCGGCCACTGAGCCATCACGGTCGCTCGACAGGCGCCACGTCCCGGTGGCGCTCGCCGCAGGGTAATGCGCGATGATCGTGATCTCTGGCAAGGCGACGGGATGCGAACTCGGGCAACCGGAACCGGGGGAACCAGGGTTCGCAGAGTAGGTGCCGTAGGCCATGTGGCTCTTGTGGTCCGGGGCGTCAAGGTTCGTCCCATCCCAGCACTGCGGGAAGACCACTTTCATCTGTAGTTCGGAGCCAGCGCCGCAGTTGGGGATCGTGTCCGACCCCAGGCCGTTGCAGCCGTACTCGACGTGCGATTCCCATCGGGCCATCACCACGGTATTCTTGCTGTCGCCCGCGACGATTCTCAGGCCGACAGGCATCGCCTTGATGGCCGAATTCGGGCTTCCTTGGTAACCCGACTTGTAGTACACATCGGCATACTGAGGTCGCTGAGGGGCGCCCGTGCGCGTATCGACCATCGCAGGAATCCAGTAGGCCGAGCGGTTGAGCGTGCCACCACGGCAGGTGCCGTTGCCCATGGTCGGCAGGTTGGCCGGCGTCGTCGCTGCAGTGACCGACGTGTTTCCGAAATAGACGTGGAGGTGACTCGCGCCGGGCTGGCCAGGGAACACGATGGCATCATCGAAGTTCATGTGGCTGTAGACGCAGACGCTCCGAAATGCGCCCATGTTCGGATCACCCGAGTCGAAGTATCCCTTCTCGCCCGTCGTCGACACATCGACTGTCGATGACGTGGCCGAGTTGGGCGCGGGGATCAGTGCTGGATTGACTACCGTCATGCCCGGCATCGGAGCCGGAGCCGGAGCAGGGGACGGCGCTGGCGCTGGCGCGGGGGCAGGAGGCGGCGGAGTTGGCGCTGGCGCGGGTGCAGGGCTTGGAGCCGGAGCCGGAGCCGGTGCAGGCGCTGACGCCGCAGCTTGCACAGAGGTAAGGCGTACGCAGTCGTAGAGAGCCGTCAGGTTGCGAACGCGAGCAGCAGCGTCGCACTGTGAGAGGGTCGCCGTCCGAACCGCGGGAGACACAGGCACGCCTGCAACCGTCCGCAGTTCGTAGACGACGGACGAAGTTTGCGCCACGGCGCCCAAGGATGCAACAGCGAACAAGGCGTGAAGTTTGCGCATGGTGTCAGTTCATTGCAATGATGCTTAGATCGTGGATTTGCATTGTCTCTGCCGTCGATCCTGACCGCAGTGCCTGCAAACTCAGCACATTGCTTGCCACAGTCAGATCACATGCACCAGACACTACAGGCGTGTTTGCCGGGAAGCCAAAATCACCCGCAGCAATCACCGCAGTCCCGAAGAATGCAGAGCCGCGAGCAAACAAAGTACCGGCCGAACCCGTCGACCTGCAATGAACCCACAGGTCCGCTCTCCAACTGATCGAAGTCTGGTTTGCAATGAGCGTTTGGGCTGCCGATGCGACAAGAGACACCCCGTTTGCGTCAGCCCCTGTCCCATAGAACAAAGCCATGGTCAGATTGCCGGGGGTCGCTGCTGTCGTGATCCGACCGAATGCACTGATGTGCACTTTCTTCCCAACCCACCAGTAGTCTTTTCCCATCGCTGGAATGTTCGCGACGGGATAAAGAGCCTTGTTGGTCGCGGCCAGCGTGACCGCCGTCACATCCGCCGTGATGAACGGGCTACGCAGGTCGTGATAGAACAGGCCATCGGCCATGCTTACAGCTCCTCGAACATCATGTGGCCGGCAATGGTGCCGGTGCCGCTGATAACCTTCCAGTTCATCGACTGATAGCCGGATGTGGCCTGATTCGCGAACAGCTCGAAGTTGGTCTTCGCAAGCCAGCGATACGTGCCGCCGTTGCTGTTGACACCGAAAGCCAGACCAGCCTGGGCGTTGACAGTCGGGATCGCGGTAGCGTACGTCGTGCCCGCCGTGAAGCCGGCCGCTGCCGTGCTCATCGGGTTGATCGGGAACGGCGCGACGTTGGTCAGCGCACCAGTGCCTGAGTTGCCAGGCGCAACCTGGAACTCGTTCGAGGCGGATGCCGTGCCGAGACCCGATGCGGAAAACTCCTGCACACGCAGTGCGCGAGTCGTCGCCGCAAGGGCCGACAGGAAGGTTACTGTACCGGTGTCGGCTGCGATGGCCGCTCCGGCTTTACGGAAGGTGAAAACGGCCATGATTCAGGCTCCAATGGTGATGTGGTTGGAAATGCAGAGCGAAGAGTATTCGCCAAGGTACTCAAGGTCTCCGGGCTGATACGGACATTCTGCCCGCGTCAGTCCGAATCCCACGAGATCGGTATCGGACAACGGTTCCCCGCGTCCGATGTGTGAGTTTTCAAGTTGACCCGTCCCGCGACGGAATAGGCGATACAGCCCTTCGGCATTCTGGCCGAGATCGTATATCTCTCCCTTGCCCATGACGTTGCCGTCCGCATCGGGACGCTCGACGCTGGCGACGTGCCGATACCCATTCGGCAGCACCCATTCGAAAGCAATCCAATCTTCGCACGAGGCTTGCGGGTACTTGGGAATCAGGATGTCGCTCATAGTCTGATGGGGCAATCGAAGGGCAGGTAGAACGGGTGTCCGCCGCTCGCAGCGTAGACGCCCCCGAAGTCGAGCACGGCGCCCGCAGTGCCATCATCGGCCGTGTAGAGCAAGGCGGCCTTGCAGGCGATGTCGCAATCGCGCCAGCGATAGGCGTCGAAGTTGAGACATACCCTGCCTTCGCGCTCCTCAACCCGAGCATTCGAGAGCAAGGCACCGCCCTTGACGTATCCGGCGCCGACGACTTCATCAGGGCCGAGGCTGGAATAGTTGGCGGTTGAAGCATCGAACCGATTCTGCGCCGTGGCCTTGATGAGCGCGACCTTCCATGGCCGGCTCGCCATCGCTTCGGCCAGGGTGCGGATCATGGAAACGCAGATTGCGGTCGTCATGTCTCGCCCTGGTTGTCGTCGATGTCAGGCACAGCGTGGGCCTGGTTGATCTGCCCGAGGATGAAGTCGAGTACGGCCCGCCTTCCGAGCCGCCAATCGGTTTCGCGCCGGCCCTCTTCTCCGCCTTTGACGAAGAGACCGCCACCAAAGCGCGTCGTTAGGTCGTCGAGAATCATCACGCCTTCGTGATGGTTCTCGAATACCCGCGCGTACATGGCGGCCTCGGCTTTCATGATTCGCAGTTCATCCGGTAGCGGATGTCCTTGGTTGCCTGTTGCGTGACTTGCAGGATGCGCCACTCTTCACCGTGGGCCACAGTGACCACGGTCGACGCCTGGTCCGAGTTGTATGTGGTCTGGTCGGCGAATGTCCCGCCCGGCGTCGTGCGCTTCTGCGTTTTGACCGTGTTCGATCCGTCCAGTCCGGTCAAGGTCAGCTTCATGGACGTGGTACTCGTCGGGGGATTGATAACGTCGCTGGCGTTGGCAACCCCCGTGGTTGACCCGGTAGCGAAAGTGCCTGAAATACTTGGACCCGGCATGGTATGTGCTCCCTAGTTACGCGGCCTTGACCGAATTCTTCATTGCGGTATCTGCCGCCATGGTCTGCAATTGTTGGGCGTTGGCTGCCTGTGCTGCCTGTGCCTGCTGTTGGCTTCTCTCGTCTCGCAATGCTTTGACCTTCTCCGAGTCGCGCAACGTCTTGAGCGGCACGCCCAGGGCCTCGGCCAACTCGCGCGTCTGCTCATCGAAGTCGATCACGTCGAGCGACTCGGGCTTGATCTGGACAAGCGTCATGAGATTCTGATTCAGGCGCTCTATGGCGCCAACGTCCTCTAGTTTCTGCGCACGCGCCAGCGGAGAAATGAACTTGACATTGAAGCCACGCCCGGCCAGCGTGTCGGGAGCCGGTCCGAACAGGCCCGCACGGTAGGCCAGCGCAAAGCAGCGCTCGACCAGCGGCTGTAGATACTCGGCCTGAAGCCGTCCATAGATCGGTCCAAGTAGCTGCCGGACCATCGACACTCTGACGTGAATCTCTGTCGCCGTCATGGCAGGGCCGTCCTGTGGTTGCAACTGATCGGCCATCAGGAGTTTCCTGATCTGAGCGCGCATCTGGCTGATCCGTTCGTCGGCAAGTTGCCAGTTGCCGGCAGGCTCCAGTGGCTTCATCGAGTCGACGCTGTTGGCGACGATCACCTTCCGCGGCCCGACCTTGATGGTTCTCGGGTTCAGTACCCCATCGTCCATCGCGATCCACATGCCCATCACGGCCAACTCGGCGTTGGCCATGTCCATCCGAACCATCTCGTTTAGTTGGCGCGCGCTCGGCAGGGCATCGAACATCGGGCCGACAGCGTACACAGTGTCCGGGATCACGCCCCACCGGGGAACGATGACGGGCATCTCGTGATAGCCTGATTCACGCAATTGGGTGCGTGTCTTGACCTCGAAATGACACGAGGCAATCGGCAGGTTGCGCGCCATCGATGCGCCCTGAACCGAGAGGGTTCGCGGGTAGATAGCGTGGCATATCTCGACCTGGGCGTCAGGCTCGGTGATGGCTTCCTTGCGGGTCTGTTCCGAGACATTGCCCTCGCCGAACTCGGCGACAGCCTGGGATGCGGTCAGGCAGTAGGCGCGGAAGACCGTGTCCACATGGCCGGAATTCATCGAGTCGGCCGCGAAGATGCCAGCCAGCGGCCATTGCTCGAATTTGAATCCCCCGCCTGCGTTTCGGTCAACGTCGACGTAGATCGCAAACCATCCCGCAGCGACCATGTCGAGCGCGCATTCATAGGCGGCAGCATCGAAGGTGCTGGCGTGAATCTCCTGGTGCAACTGCTGCGCCTTCTCGTCAAGCCACGTTTCACCGGCTTCGTCGACACCTGCCACTTCCAACCCGAACCACCGAGAGCTTGCCGGAGTCATGCCCGAGACCAGCGCAGCCGAGAGGATGCGGGCCGCATCAGTGGCCGTGTCGTCGACCAGGCGCGCTTTTCGGTCTAGGGCAGACTGCGCGGTCAGCGTCGAGGACTGAAAGCCTGACCCTCGAACCGGGAAAGAATGATCGAAGCACTCGCGCCAGACCTGCTCGTGCACGCTGCGCAACGACTTGAGCTTTTCAAGCCGTTTGGCAAGTGCCTCTACATTGGCCATCAGGCGGATGCACCCCGGGAAGGCGGAGCCGGGATTCGGGTCTGACTCTGGGGATTGCCGAGCGAGCCGGAGTTCGCCGTCCCGCCGGCCTGACGGGTGCCGCCCGGGAAGGTGTAGTTGACGCGAGGAGGTGCACCCGCAGCCAGCGCACTCGGAGAAGTCCCGCCGAGGTTGTCGGTCAGGTCGCCCGATCCGAGCACAGAGCCACGACGGCGCCGCTTGGCGTCAGCAATCTTGGCGTTGGCGGCGACTTGGGCGCCGGTCTCAGCCTCGGCGGTTTTGCGGGCGTCATCGGCCTGGGCAGAGCGCAAAGCGTCACCTTGCGCGTTGACTGCCTTGCGTTGCTGGTCCACGCCGTATACCACCGCAGCAGACTGTGCGACCGCGGCGACCGTGAGCGAGAATGGATCGCACATGGCTCAGCCAGGGTTGCAGAGCCAGCCGTCCGCGCACAACACCATGTTGTCGCGCAGCACGATCTTGCCTGCCTTGACCATCGCAACCACATCGTCACTACGCATTCCGGCATAGGGCGATGCCGCGATGAGTGCGGCCATGTGGGGGAGGACTGCCTGGACAGTCTCGTCAAGCGGCGGGGGATCAGCAGGCAGATCACCCGGGACTTCTATTTTGCGCTCTGCCATAGGGACGCCTCGCGGTTGACAGCGTCCGCATCCTCAACCCGCAAAGCGGGTGCATTCCAACCCGCTAGCGCATCCTTGCAGCCGACAGAGAGGGTGTTGCCCTGGGGGCAAAGTCGATGGACTTTCCAGTTAACTTGCGCCACGCAGCAAGCAAGGCTTCACCGTCAGAATGTCTTGGCTCGGCGCCGTCCATCCAACGTCTGATTGCTTCGCGCTCGAAGCCGATGGTCTGTGCCACAAGTCTAGTTCCGGCCGGCCTGCGCACGTCGGGGAAGGCAAAGTCTTGCTCACCGACGCAATACGATATGTCCTCGATCACGCGAGACCAATCTATCGCAGTCACAATGCAACCGTCATCCGCACGATGCCGCCGATGATATCCGACTTGCTGATCGTGATTCGCCAGTGCTTGTCGTCGATCCCCATCGCCTGGGCCACACCATCTATTGCCGCCTTGCAGCTGCTCAGCATGTTATCCACGTCGCGCGGACGACGATCCGGCGGGATGAACTCGATCTGAACGTCAAGCGGCCCTCCGTGAATCACGTTGGGCTTCACTCCGGCCGCGAAGGCCAGCCAGTAGCATGCGGTCTTGTACTCTGCCTTCGGCCTGATCTTGGCTCGCCAACTCGCCCGCGAGTTTGGGCTGAGCATCTTCGGTGGCCACGGCAGGTCAATGACGATCACATGATCCGCCATAGCGCGTGCGCGATACACATCACGAACAGCACCGATGCGATGATGCCTCCAATGGCGAGAACGGCGTCTGTCGGCTCACAGGCAGGGCGCGGGGGGTCTGGATCGGTAGTCACGTCTTGCTCCTCTCGTGGTTGTACGTCTTGCCTAGTGCGGCGGTTTGTCTCGTGCGGCCTAACCTAGCGGTCGAGCGGACCTCCTGAGGCAGCCAGTAGTCAAGCATTGATTGACAACTCACACCGCAGTGGCCTGCATCACTTGAACCTCAGGCGCGCGTGGTCAATCATAGTCTGCGGGGGGGTGTCTGCGAATTCACGTTAGGCCTCTTCCACCAGCGCCCGCAGGTGCACGGTGTGCGGTCTGCCGAAGCTGTTGGCCCTGCCGTAGTTCTCGATCACGCCCTTCTCGTGCGGGCACTTGACCTCGCAGCACACGAACAGGCCGCCGGTCATCGGGTCGTCAATCAGGCCGCCCATGCTGATCTTTCCGCAGTCGCCAGTGCAGTGCTTCTCAAATGCGGCCTTCTGCAGCAGTGCAGGAACACCCCACACGACGGTCGTTTGTTGCTCCACCATCACCACTTGCCGGCAGTGATGACGCGGTGTTGCCC